AGCCAGGCGTAGACCTGTTCAGGCGCGAAGTTCTGGCTGTCGGGATGGCGCATCGGAAAATAGTGCCCGCGCACCTGCCCATCCGCACGATAGGCGACACTGATGCCGCAAACATACCCGTCACGCCATGGCCAACTCGAACCGCGGTCGGCTGCCAATTCGTTGTCCCGCTCTTCGCTGTCAATTGCGATGCGGCCGACACAGCGAAGATCTGGCAGCGCACTCGGGATATGTGGATCGGAGTCCATGGCAGTGCCTTAGTAAGGAATTGAGTCGTTGATTTCAGGCCGCCCCCACGCAATTGCGCGGTTCAGATTGCCGTCGTAGTTCTCGTTGTCGATGCGATAGCCGATGATGCGCCAATAGCGGTCGCCTTCAGGCGCCACGCGGATGTGGCTTACCCAGGCGAGTTCGTCCTGACGCTGTAGAGCTTCATCGACGGTGCGTGGTACCGACAAGCCGCCGCTTAAAACGCGCCAGAACCGTTCGGCTTGACTGCGGGCATAGCCGTTATGTTGTAGACACACCCATTTGGCGAAGCTCTGTGCCCCACATTGAAATGTCACCCGCAGTGATGGCGTCTCTTTGTGGTGGTAGCGATATTCGATATCTTCTACTTCCAACCAATCAGATACGGCGCGCGGCGGGCTGAGGATTGCCACGCGATCGGCATAGGCCGCATGTTTTGGCTCTTCTCTGCGGGGGAATTGGTGGCCGCAGCTTGGACATTCGGTTGCGGCCAGCAGGACAATCTCATCGCATTCCGGACAGGTCTTGGTCGGCGCCTCACCGTCTCTGCTGTTCTTGTGTTTGATGCGAACGTTATCCACCGGACCGAAACGGCGAACGTTGCCGGCGAAGTCCAAGACAAGGCAGTTTGTTTTGCCGTCTGCCTTACGCGTTCCGCGGCCGACCTGTTGAATGTAGAGTCCGGCGCTGCAAGTCGGCCGCAGCATTGCAATGAGATCGACGTGCGGGACGTTAAAGCCATAGGACAGGACGTTGACGCCAACCAACGCGGTCAATCGGCCGGCGCGAAAGTCTTCGATGATGTGATCGCGCTCTTGGTCCGGCGTCTCACCCAGCACCATTTCGGTATGGACACCGCGGGCACGCAACGCGTCGCGTACCAGACCGGCATGGGTGACGCCGACACAGTAGACTAACCAGGCCCGGCGCTTGTCCTGGTAGCTGGCAAGCTCGTCGCAGGCCAATTCGACCGCATCGTTGCGGATCGCCGCGGCTTCTAGCTGTTCAGAAATGTATTCTCCACCGCGCTTGCCGACGCCGCTGACATCGATTGTCGTGCGTGTTGTCTTCGACGATAGCGGCGCCAGCCAGTCGTCATGAATACCTTCACCGATCGTATATTCGAAGACCACCTTATCAAACAAATGCCCATCGCCTTCGCACAGGTGTCCACTGTCGAGGCGAAACGGCGTCGCGGTTAGCCCGACGACGCGAAGATCAGGCGCGTGATTGCGCAGTGCACCTATCGTGGTGTGGTACATCCCCTGTTCCCCGTGCGGGATCAGATGGCCTTCATCGATGATGATTAGGTGCCGTTCGCCGATTGCATCCGGATTGCGATAGATCGAATTGACCGTAGCGAAGAGAATTTGTGTATCGGTGTCGCGGCAGCCGAGCCCGTCGCAGTTGATGCCGATCGGCGCTTCTGGCCATATATTCTGTAGCTCACAGATGTCCTGCTCGAGCAGCTCGCGATTGGGCGCGGTGACCAGTACGCGCATCTTCGGATAGTCGGCCAGCAATTGCTTGATCAGAAATGCGATGACGATGGACTTCCCGGTACCCGTCGCCATCGCAATCAATGGATTGCCTCCGCCGTTGCGCCAGAAGACGAACAGCTCGCGGAGGGCCTTTTCTTGATATTGGCGCATTATCAGCATTTGTATGCTCTCGAAGTGAGTAACGATCGCCGACATTGGCTAAGTGCCGGCGACCGTTCTCATAGCGGTCCATCACGTCTGCTTCTGATTCCAAGGACGATCGCCTTTGGGCGTTGCAGGCGCTGTTGCCATCGTTTCAGGCGCATTGGCCGGCTTCGGCCCTGGGTTGGCGACCGGAGTGGCACTAGGTCCACGCTGCTTGGGCTCGAAATCGTATGGCCGCGCCGCAGTCACGCGGTTTTTATCCGAGTATTCGCCATTGGGATCGCGCCTGATGTTGACGCGGATTTTGATCGGCTTGTGTAGGAGCACGTCGATGCTCCGCGTCGGCCCGGTGATGCCGCAGGCTGTGTAGATATCGGTCATAAGCCGTTGGCCGATTTCGACCGCCTGTTGGCTTGTGTTGTGGATGGTGACGTTATGGAAAACCTTGCGGCCCTTGTATTGGCCTTCGGTAATCTCAAACACCGTCCACAGGTAGTTGCCGTTGCTGTTGGCAGCGTCACGCACCTCGGCCTCGACGATGTGTGCGGGATACCAACCCGCGGGCACTGGTTCGAGGTCTTGCGTGCCCTCGTGTGCTGTCGGATCAAACATCTCCGGCAGCTGGTCGTAGTAGCCATCAACCATGATTAACCTCCTTGTTTTCCGATTTCAGTTTCAATTGCAGTTTTCGGTTCCGCAGTCATGCGCACACTCTCCGCCTGCGGTTGCGGAGTCGGGAAGAACTTGCCAAGCATCGTCTGGTAGTCGAAGTTCAGGGGGACCTGAATTTGTTCGGGCATGCCGAACCTGTTTTTCGGTGTGAATGCTGGCCGCGGATCGCAGTGCAGCCAACGCGTACTGCCGCCATCTGCCCGGGCGCGGGTTTTTCCAAAGCCCCCCTGTTCGTTTTTGATAACGATGTCGGTTGCCAGGAAGCCGATCAAAATCGGCGTTGTCCTCGACCAACCCCCGTGCCCGCTTATGCAGCCGCAACGCATATGGAGAATACGCCGTGGTGCGCGGATCATTGATCATGATGATTTCGCTGTGTGCGATCATCACGATGATCATGTTGCGCTGGCGCCGCAGCCAGTTGCAGCCGCGAAGAAAGTCGAGCCAATACTTATCGAGCTCGACATAGCCTTTGCCAAATCCTGGGCTTTCGACCGAGGCATAGCCGCGATCAGCGCACAGTGCAGCCTGTACGAGCGGCTCGAGCGCATCGAGGCTATCGATAACCAACGTCTGATAGTCGTGAGTTTCTTTACCCAGCCAGGTCAGCGCCTCGATGACGCTGGCGAAACTGTCGCATAGCCCAAAGCTCGAAATTGTTAACCCACTCGGGCAGCCGTCCTCGGTCTGGATGAATACTGGATTTGGAAATTTTGCCGCCGTCGTTGTCTTGCCGATGCCAGGAGCTCCGTGCATCACGACGATCGGCAAGAGCGTGGCGGTGACTTGAAAGGGCTTCATTCGGTTTACTCCTTTCTGTTATCTTTGAATTCCGAAAAATCGTTGCCGTCGCTTGCGTTGATCCTTTGCACGCCATTTCTTCATCCGACGCGTTCGCTGCTTGCGCTGCGAGTGCCGTTGGCGCCAGTCAAGTTTCATAGTGCAGCCTCTTCCGCCGCGGTGATAACTTCGCGCTGCGTGGCCCGTGAATTCGAGGCAACTGCATGGAGCGGGATGATGGTCGCAACTAGCTTCGGTTGATCGCTGAATTGCTTGCGGGCTCGTATCTCTACGACTTGGGCATCGTCGGTGACGACGATAGTGTTGATCGCGTCGAACGTGGTCTTGATGTAGTTGTCGAGATCTGGCCGAGCGGTTGGCGCGATTTCCCCCGCAAGCGCGGCGAGCCGGCGTTTGTTGCTCCAGCTCGTCGGCACCGGCCAGCTCGACCGATACCTCGATCCTGACCGGATCCTGCAAGGGCGCTCGATTACCCATCGCGACCTGCGCAGCGAGCCGGGCATGGGCCTCGTATTTGCGGGTGGCAGCAGGCGTGTAGATGAAGCCGCGCCGCGTCATCCGCGGTCGGCCCTTCGCGACCACTTCGCCGTTTACAGTGATGGTGATCGCCTCGGTCATGGCCGCCACTACTCCGCCATCTCAGGTGACGGTGCTGGCCGGGTATGAGCGAGGCGCGCCGATGGCACTGCACTTCGATCCACGGTCACACAGCAACCGAGCCCGCTTTGCCGCAATGCCTCGCAGGCAACTTTGCCCTTCGCGATCAGGGCGATGCCGTTGGTGGGCGCGGGGCCGGGAGTCCCGTCGGGTTTGATGAAGCGTGTCTTGCCGTTCGGAAAGAGTAATAAATCTGCGTTCGGATAGACGAATTGGTGAAACCAGTCGCACGACGTGCGTGCCACGCACACGAAGATGCCGCCGTCAGCCTCTGTGAAGAATTTGCGCAGCCACGGTACGATGGCATACTTGCGTTCCGACCACGGCGAATTGCAGTAGACCAGCCCTTGTCCCCTCCACGACTGCTGTAGGCCGTCCTCGTGGATGGTGAAACGTCTTCGCGCTGGGACGCAGTAGAAACCGCCCAGCGGGGCGCAAGGATCTAGTCCGTACTCCAGTCCAATCGGAACGAGGAGAGTGGAACCCGGCGAGCGCCATTCCGAACTCTCGCCCTTCGCCCTCTCAAAATTTTTCATCGCGCGTCTCCATCGTAGGCGATGTCACAACCAAGAAATTGCCGTTCGAGCTTGTGAGCGGCGCGCATCACGACAAAGGAGCCGGCTGCCGGATCAACAACAAGTTCCCCCGGCTGCGTGGTCGCAGCGATCAAGCGCGTGATGAGTCCGATCGGCTTCGTGTGCGGGTGTAGCTTACGGTCGACCTTTTCGGTCCAGCGTTCCCCGATGCCGCGGTCACGCCAGGTCGCGCGAGCCTTGCCCTTGATCGGCAGCTTCTGCAGCACCAGCAGATAGTCACCGCGGTAGCGCGAACGC